CCTACGCCGCGCCCGGAAGGCCGCGACGTTCTTGACGTTGTTCTTTGGTGCCATTTCTACCTCCGTTGTTGAGTACATAACCGGATAATAGCAGGGCTATCCGGTAATCCTAATCAATCTTTTGTCGGAAGGCATTGACTTGCTTTATGGCATCCTCGCACCCCCTGCAAATCAGGACGGTATGGCCGATCTCGCGCAGGTAAATGTGCCAGTCGGCTTGGTCAGGATCAACCTTTCCGCCCTTCTGGCGCTTCATTTCGATCCAGAGGAGCCATGCGGGGATGTAGAGGTCTGGGACGCCACGGGTGACGCCTTCGGCCTTGAGCCTTGCGCCTTGGGATAGGCTACGGTCGCCTCCGTTAGCGACCGCGAAGATACGCACCGGCCTGAAGGTCTGGCGGAACCATTGGACGAAGGTTCGTTGCTCGTAGTGTTCGGAGGGGGTTTCCATATCACCCCCATTGCTCAGCCATTGCGTCGGCGATGCCTTGATAGGTGCGGCTACGCTCTTTCCAGCGGTTTGGGCCAGGGGGCATCTTGTGGATTCGATCTGACCGTCCTTCAACGATGTTTGTCGGCGTCAATTTAGGCAGCCCTTTAAGCCAGAGACAGGTGGCTTTAGTTTCACCATGTCCGAATTGCCAGGGTTGAATAATCTGGTCAGGTCTTCTGATCTTGCTGCTGATGATAGACACTGGGTTCTCAAGCGCAATACGTGGGATCGGCGCGTCAAGCAATGTCTGAACAAATGCCAGTGCTTCTTGCTGCTCACCGCTGGCGACCTTTCGGGCAAAATGCCTCGCCCCGCTCCGCCAGATGCGTACAAGGCGGGTGAGCAATCATCAAGTCCCATCCCTGCGTCAGTAACGGAAGAACGTCCCCCTGAATGTGGAACTGCGAACCATCCTCCGACTCCAACAAGTCGCAACTCCATGCGTCATGCCCTCTGGCTCGAAACGATTCACGAACTCGACCGCTATATTCGCAAGCTACTAGAATTTTCATCTCCACTCCCGATCAATCACCCTAAAAAACTTCCCATCCTTCTTATACTCCACCATCCGCGGCGGACTCCCCTTGTTCATCGAAGCCGCTACCGCTTCCAACGAGAACTGCTCCACTCCAGGCGCTCCGCTCTTGTCCTTCAACTGGCCGAGCAACCCCATCGCCTTCTGCCCCGCATACCCCTCATGTAGTACAGGCAGGTACTCCGTGACTTTTGGATCACTCAACGATCCATAGTAGGCCACAGACAGCATTTGTTTTCCCGAAGCCCGACTCGTATGCACCCGCCACTGCCACGAAGTTACCTCCATCTCTGAGCCTTCCAGACCCATGATGTCGTCTTGCTGCAACTTCAATTTCTTGGGCGGTGCCAGCGGGAACGGAGCTCCACAAGCCGGGCATTCCTTGGCGCTGATGTGGCACAGTTCATCGCATTCCTCGCAAATCTTCACCGGGGCATCGCCTTCGCCTTTGCCGGCCTTGCGTGGAGGCTGGACGTTGGTGATGGGGCCGTGGGTGGAGACTACGCCGGCGAAGTCCAACACCAGACAATGATCGGTATGGCTCTTGGGGCGCATTCCTCGGCCTGCCATCTGCACATAGAGGCCGGGTGAGAGGGTGGGGCGCAGCATGGCGATCAGATCAACGTCTGGGTAATCGAACCCTGTGGTCAGGACGTTGGCGTTCGTCAGTGCCGTGATCTTGCCTTCCTTGAAGTCCGCAATGATGTTGTCCCGTTCGTGCTTCGGCGTTTCGCCAGTGATGCAAGAAGACTTAACGCCCTGCAACTCCAACACCTCGGCTATATGTTGCGCGTGAGCAACACCCGTGCAGAAAAACAACCAATGCTTGCGGTCGCCAGCCAATCGGATGACTTCCTGCACCACGGCTTCGTTCTGGTCAGCGGTATCAACTGCGGCTTGCAGTTCGGATTCAATGTACTCGCCGCCACGCTTATGGACGCCCTCGACTGATAGCTCGGCTTTAGTGATCTTGGAGCGCAGCTTGGCGAGATAGCCCTTATGGATTAACTCCTCAATCGAAACCGGCTCAATCAGGTCGGAGAACAGTGCCGGGGCATCCGTAATCAGCCCGTGGCCGAGTCGGTAAGGGGTCGCAGTTAGCCCGATGACCCGTAGGCTAGGGTTGATGGCTTCAAGCGCACCCAAGAGCGTTCTATAGCCTCCCTGCTCCTTGTGGCTGATGAGGTGCGCTTCATCCACCAAGACAATATCGACATGGCCCAACTCTTTGGCCTTGGTGCGTACCGACTGAATCCCGGCAAAGGTGATCTGGTCAAACTGTTTGAGTCCAATCCCGGCAGAGTAAATGCCCAATGGCGCACCAGGCCAATGGAGTCGCATCTTTTCCGCGTTCTGGCTGATTAGCTCACGGACATGGGTGAGCATGAGGATGCGAGTCTCAGGCCAATTCTGCAACGCATCCTTGCAAAGCGCGGCAATGATGTGGCTCTTGCCGCTTCCGGTTGGCAGGACAAGGCAGGGGTGGCCTTGGCCTCCGGCCTCAAACCAAGCATATAACTGCTCAATAGCGCGGGATTGGTAGTCGCGGAGCATTAGCCAATGACCCTCGCCCCCATCTCCTCCCTCATCTCCTGCGTGATCGCATCAGTATTGAGACAGGCTTGCAAGTTGGCAACCAGTTCAGTCGAGCCATAGACGTTGGCATCGGCTTCCCCGTTGGCAATCCTTTTATCCCCAATGATCCACACGGCGCAGTCTTCGGTGCTGGCGTCGGTGTCCAGTTGCCACGGCACCAAGTCCATGTGCAGGACATGGGCAGAGCAGCCTTCGACTTGATTCTCGAAAGGAATCTCGCAGTCGAACCGTTCGCACTTCCATGTGCCGTCCTGCATGGCGGTGCTGAAGGTACAGGTGCGGCAATTGACCTCTTTGGTGGTCTTGCTTCCCCAACACTGGTCATGCCCTGGACAGAACTTGCACTCAAACCAAGAGGCTGAAGCCCCCGCCATCGGTTCAGGCATCCGATCGGCAAACACGATGCGCTTGCCACGCTCCACCAGTGCATCGGCGGCGTCCTTGTCGAAGCGAACGCGCTCTGTGTAGATGGCATCCGAGTCCTTATTCACTGCGTAGTAGAGGGCGCGTTCAGTGCGTTGCGCCTTCATCTCGCACTGCATCTGCGCCCAATGCTTCGGCTGCGACTTCTCTACGCCGTTCTTCTCCAGATCGGTGAAGGACTTGAGCGAGTGGGTCTTGATTTCTAGCGAGGTCTTAGCCTTCGGCGCGTCAGGATGCCCGACCACAAGCCCATCCGGTGTGCATCCGATGTGCGGCGCTAGGGAGTGGTGCTTCTGTTGGTTCAGGCACTCACTGACCGAAAGCCCTGCATCGCGCAGGTCCGAGACTACGGTAGCCTCTTCGTTCTGACCACGCCGGAACAGGCGCTTGATGCGCCCATCGAAGTGCTGGCGGACGGCAAAGCGGAATGACAACCATAAAAACCTGTCGCATGGATGGCCGATGATCGACGCGCCCAAGTGAGGCCGGAACTCAGATGGGCCAGCGTGGGCAGCGTCGATCAAGGCGACGAGTTTATCTTCGTCGGGGATTTTCATGTTACTTCTTCATCCAAGGCGGGGTCTTCTTGTCCGCAGCAGCCGCAGCAGGGTGCTTGGTCGGTGCGGCAGCGGGTGCCATCGGTGCCGCCCCCTCCACCGAACGGAAAGCCTTGACCTCGTTGCCGGGGCCGTAGGTGTCGTCGTTCTTGACCTCGACCTTGACCGAGACTTCGTTGCCGATGAACTGATCGGTGTCGGACACCTTCGCCAGACCACACGCCCGCATCAGGTCGCCCATCTGGCTACGCCCGATTTCCTCCGCCTTGGCGCTCTTGTTGCGAATGTTCAGGTTCGCCCACAGCACGCGGCCCTGGTGGGACGGACCGACCACATCCAGACGGAGCTTGATGTACTGCCCGGTGCCGTCCTTGGTGTCAGTCAAATCAGCCTTGACCACTCGGACGTTGTAGTTCCCTGCCGGGATGGGGCTGAAGTCGCCGCTTGAGGAGGCGGGGAGGGTATCGACGGAAAATTCTTCGTTCAACTGAGCCATTTTTACTTCTCCTTCGTGGTGATTGAAAACGATGCCCGACCGGGCTTGATGGTGATTGCCGGTGCGAGCATGGCTTGAATGC